GAAAGCTTTCCTGAACTCCAGTCAATTGATTGGTAAGCCCCGTTCTAACGTCACCAATTTGCTCAGTCAAACCTGTTCGAACGTCACCAATCTGATCAGTCAAACCTGTTCGAACGTCACTAATTGCTTGATTAGTATTTAGTCCAAGTTCCGTCAGTTGACGATTGATATCTTCATTAGACTGAGTGAAATCATTGCTAAGATCATCAATTGCTAATTGAGTCGCAGTATCTCTGTCAATACCTGATTGAATATAAGAATTAATTTTTGTATCTAAATCATTAATTCCTGTTTGAAGTTGACCGGTCAGTTCTGTCTTAACACTGTCAATAGCACTTTCAAGTGACTGACCCTGACTAACTAACGCAAGAGCTTGATCTTTTTGAGCGTCGTTCAATTGATCAAACTGAGCTTGGAAATTACTTTCAAGACCTGTGATTTTATCAGTCAAGCCTGTTCTAACGTCACCAATCTGCTCAGTCAAACCTGCTTGAACGCTACTTATGGCACTCTCAAGTGACTGCCCTTGGCTCAATAGAGCCAACGCCTGATCTTTTTGTGCGTCGCTTAATTGATCAAATTGCGTCTGAAAGCTTTGCTGAACTCCAGTCAATTCATTAGAAAATTGGGAACCAAGATTTTCAAGTCCAGTTTGGAATTGATTCGTAAGTCCTGTTTGAACGCCAGTAAGTTGATCGGTAAGTCCTGTTTGAACATTGGCAATAGCTTGCTCCAAAGATTCACCTTGAGCAATTCGATCACTTATTTCTTGCTGCTGTAAAGCAGTCAAGTTGGATATCTGGTCGTTTAACATTGACTGATCCGGAGTGTTGTTGACTGCATCTAGCGGAGGCAAAAAATTTTGCGTTTGCCCCCCAACTGGCGGTTCTGTCGGAGGATTAACAATATTGTTTATTGCTTCATCGACAAAAAGAGACTCAGGAGATTGAGTATTTTCTTGAACCTCAGGAGTAATAACAGGGGCTTCTGTAGAAGTAGGCGGTGGCGATTCATCCGGAACCATGAATGCCATAGTTCCATCAGGAAGTGTTGTTGCCTCAATACCACCTTGGTTAGCCTCATCGTAGGTGGCAAGACGCATTCCCTTTGGTGCCTGAATTGTTTCAGAGCCTTCCATTCCCTGATAAAAAGGAGAGCCTGCAACATCAATTCTGGTCCCGCCTACATTAGATGTGTCGGCATATTGAAGCGGCGACAAGTCGTTACCAGCTACAACGGGAGGAGCTATGGTAGTCGGTGCTGCTCCACCGTAATATCCGCCAGCCTGAGCTTCAACGTCCCTTGAGTTCGGATCAGATAAAAGATTAGTTGCCAAAGACACGCCGTTTTTTAGCAGCGAATTTGCCAACGCAGTTTCAACATCACCACCCTGAATTGCTGTCGATATCACAGGTGTGGCAATGCTTGTTATTGATTTAACAATGTCAGGAGAAATTCCTGAGTCAGAAAGACCGCCAGATACAGCGCCACCGACGCCAGAATTCACAAGGCTACCGATGATCGCCTGCTCGACATCGCCACCGGAAGCGCCGACCCTAACTGCCGTTGCAGCAGCTTTTGTTATGGCATCTGCAACAGATTTTGGAACTTCAAGCGCCTGCGCAACCTCTGATGAAATCCCAGAAAGCCCTCCAGTTAATCCTGCGCCGACGCCACCAGTCAGCGCACCCTTCAAAAAGTCGCCACCGCCAATCTCTGCGGTCGTGCCGCCGATCAAAGCGCCAGCCAACGCATTACCAGCAAGGCCACCACCGAATGCGCCAGCCATAGGGCCAAGCGCCATGCCGCCGATGATCATCGGAATCAGGGAGCCAAGGTTAAATCCGCTGCTATAGCCTTGCTGCTCAAATGTTTGCCAAGTCGGGACACCTGCTTGATGCGCAGTTCCAAACGCATCAATGTCAGCCATCTTCGCCTGAGGCGTCTGGTATGTTGTTCCTCGCGCTTGAATTACGTCCGGACTATTCAGGAATTGATGCTTTACAGCCTCAGTGATTAAAGCGGTATTTGCGCCCGGTCCGTAGCCGAATGTATTGCCGTTAGGACCTACGTTCTTGACGTAAAAATCAAGAGCTACTTCATCGGGATTCTTCGCTGGACGCTTACCCTCTGCAGCAAGCTTGTCATACTCATTCCAAAGCTCGTTACGAGTATTCGCAGCAATGTAGTTTGCTTGGTATTGAGTGGGATCAAGGTGCGACCAATCAGTAACGCGACCTTGCGCATACTGAGTTCCACCCCACAGCGCATTCAGGTTAAAGTGCTGACGATTGGAAAGACCCTCGTAAACATTATCGATGTTCCAAGGCACATAACCAGACGAATAAGTATTTTTTGCGTCTTGATAAGAACTAAATCCATAATCTTGATCATTACCAATATTAAGACCAATAGATTTTTTTGTTATCGGATTTCCAGATGTATCACGCAGAATAGTAAATTCACTATCATCTTCACTACCGCTGTTGTATCCCAATACGCCATTTTGTTCAGACAAGAACGGCATCAATCCATTAGGAGCAAAATACCTTAAATAGCCGCCACCTCCATCGCTATCAGTGCCATATTGAATGCCGCCGCCACCCTGAACACCAACATTCGCCCATCCAATAGATTCAGGAGTAATTAGATTTAATGCCTTACCAGAGTAAGAAACACGCTGATCATTAAGAGCCATATTAATTCCTCGGACTTATCGCGCCAATCATGGCGGTCGCCCAGCCCTGCCAATCCTCATACAAAGCAGGGTTCGGCATAGCGTCATTTTGAAATACGTCAATCGCCATAAGACCTGACGCCCAATCCTTCCACTGATCTTCAGGGACTCCAATCTGCAGTTGCTGGCCCGCATAAGCTTCAACCATAAGACTAGACCAATTATCCCAAGTCTGGTATCTCGGATCGTAGATAAGTGGAAGCTGGTCGTCCATCAGTAACCCCTTACGTCGCCAACGTCTGCGCTCAAAAGCAAGTTACCAAGCTGATAATTGCCGCCCTGCTCATTGCTTACGAAAATCAAGCGAAGCTGCCGACGCTGCTCCTTCATGTCAATCTTGTCCGTGGTCGAGTCAAATACATACGGATCGGAAACCTTGTCCTCGGACTGAGCGTAAGGGCGTCCTGTAACATATAGAGACATCTCCCCTTCCATGATGAAGTCAGGCTCAATTCTCTCAAGTCTTAGCCAGTTGTTCTGACCTACCGGGGAAGGCTGCGTAGGACCTCCCGTAACAAGGCCAAGGTCATTTGTTTCAAATGAGCTATAGATTGCGCTTTCAACCTGCCCCTGAATCTTGTTTACGCCAATCTCATGCTGCCAGAGGCTGATCTTGTTCGGCTGAGTTTCAAAACTGGCAGACACCGTAGCACTCGCCGTGCAGGCAGCAGACAGCAAAATATTGTAGAAACCGGCATACAAGCTGTTGATCGTGACAGGAGCCGCTACCGTCTGACTGGTATCAAGCGTATACGTTCCAACGCCACCAGTTCCAGTGCCATAGGCGGTGATCGTCGTGTTTGCTGTTATGCCAGTCCCAGAGATGTCTTGATTGACTTTTATCGTCCCTGACGTCACCGCAGATACGGTCAAAGTTGTTCCGGCAATCGTTCCGGTAAACACAGCAGAGCAAGGCTGAATATCAGCAATTTCAGTGTCGTCAGGGACGCCGGTAGCAATAACCAACTGCTGAGTCTGAAGCTGCGAACTGATCGATGTGACAACGACGTTGCTGGTATTCAGCGTCGTTATGTTCTGAGTCAAAACAACATCCTGCTCAGTTAAATCCTCTCCAGCCATAATAGGGAAGGCAAATACCTGAGAGAAGTATCCAGCAGTCCTGCGCGATCCAAGCGCCTCGCCAGCGTCATACCATGTCTGCTCACGAATGTTGTAGATGATCGCGTCATTGCATTCTTCCGAATCACCCCTCGGATAGAACCACCATATTTCACCGAAGCGCGGGACCTTTGTAGCCCACACCTTCTCACGCTGCGAGTAGTTAAGGTTGTCGAAGAACCAGTTCTGGTTCATCGTGTTCGGCACCTCTTTGATCGTGCCGTTGTATAGCAAGAACCTATCAACGCCAATCCAGTAATAGATGCCGTCATACTCAATGATGCACTGGCTAGACAGGACAGAAGTCCCGCCGATGATGTCGTAACGCCAAAAAATTGTATCTTCACCAATAGTGGTCGGTGCGTAGCTCACACGGATCAAAGAGTCCAAAGACCAGAAAAGACCAGAAGGAGAGTTTGATCCGCCGCGAACAGGAAGACCCTTTACAATCTTTTGGCTTGATATGTTTACTTCATTCGCGTCAGGACTGTTCCAATCGAATACATTGCCTGCTGAACAATTCTTGATAAGGCCATTATCTCCAAACGCAAAAACATATGGATGAAGTGACACAAAACCACCAGAGACTGAAATGTAATCATTTGTCGGAGAAGTGCCTTGTGAGTCGCGCAGAGGATAGACAATATCGCCAGCAGGATCACCGGCAAGAATTACTGTGGCAGTTGTCCCGTCGATCTGGACAAGGTTCTGACCCGGATGCGCAAGAAGCAAGTTATTGTTTCCACCGGTAGAGTCAAAGAATCCGTCAAATTGCCACAGGTTCTTATCGCTTTGGATGAAATTAGAATTTACAGTTGCAACCGTAACGCTGAATCCAGAGCCAGTCCCGCCGATACTTGCAGCAGCAGCAGAGAGGATATCGCCAACGATATACCCGTTGCCTTGGGTCGTTATGGTGACTGCGGTCACTACAGCGCCTGCAACAGTTATCGTAGCTAACGCACTGAACCCACTGCCACCAGTCAACGTGACACTGGTATAGGTGCCGTTCGTATAAGACGATCCGCCAACAAGGCCGGATGTCGTAAGAATTGGACCACCAAACCGATATTCAGTGATGCCGGAGCCAATGCCGTTGTTGTCGCAAAGAAACCTTTGAAGACCGTTGTTATACCCGTTGAAAATTCTGTTGTATCCATCCTCGGACTCAACGAAAATTCCTCTGGAGTATCCGTCGAATTGATTGCTCATCTCGCGGTATCCGCCGATCTTCCTCGGACGCCCGCGCTGAAACCTCACCCACTCGCCATCGTTGTAAAACTGCTTGTCGAGTATGGTCCCGTCCCGTTGAATGCCGGGCTTGGTATCAATCGATAATACTTTTTCGGTCACGTAAACGTGCCTCCAGATACGCCACTGGTGAAGTTGCCTACTCCAGTAACATCAATCCCGGCAGCTTCAACCGTCAAAACATTAACGCCAAGAACGCTGACATTGAATTTACCAGCGCCACTACGATATACGCCAGTCGAAGCTTCGCTACCAAAGTTCAATGCTGGAGCGCCTACAGTTCCATTGGAAAGGCTTATTGATGTATTACCCGCCTGAAAGGTATTGGCATTTACAAGATTTACGGAATCACAGATTAGTGTAGCCTGCTGAGCGGCAGGAATAATTGCGTTTGCACCGCCAGCAACTCCAGTGCTAAGAGTAACCGTAAAGTTACTTGCGCTTCCTGATGTGGCATTTTGGACGTAATAAACTTGAATTGTCGGAGGAACAATGATCGTCACGTTACCCGTAAGATCACCGACGCTCACATATTTCTGAATGACGTTAGAAGCCTCAGAGCTAGTAAGCGTGTATGTCCCTGTGCTTACGGTTTTGACTAACTGCGAGAAGTTAAACTGAGTATTCTTTCCAAGGCCAACGGTAAAAAACTCAGAGCCAGAGCAGGCAATAAAACAAGAGTCAGAAGGCTGAAGGCCAATTGAGTTTGAGTCATTGATTGTATCTGAGCCACCGCAAGCAATAGTCAGAAGACCTGTCCCTGAGTTCCTGACCTGAACAAACCAATTGTTACCAAGCGTAGCTGCAAGAGTAAGAGTTAAAGTTCCTGCGCCACCAATCCATGAAAGAAGCGAAGCTCTGTCGGTATCTATCGCTGTTCTGGCATTTGAAAACGAAGTAACCGGGGAAGACTGATTCAGCGTAAGACCCGAAGCAAGTAGACCATAACCTGCAAGAGTCGCCGCATCAGCACTGGAAGTCCCGGTCCCAAAAGAAATAATTCCCCAAGTTCCTTCTTCATCCGGATTGTCGGTGACGTAGATGTATTTCGCTTCACCAGCAGCGATTGAGATGATCGTCCCTACTCCAGCGTAGTCCTTTACCACAAACGTATTTGCGCCTACGTTGCGGATCAGCGCGTCGTTACCAACGGACGTCTGATTTGCTGGAGGCATCCAAAGCTCAAGGCCAGCAGTGCTTGCCGTGACCTCCATGATCCGCGCAGAGTAGTCGTCAGTCGCGTTCCCGTTGATCGGCCACTGAAGCTGAGTGTCTGCCGTAATCGTAAACGCACGATACGAAACGTCAGTCGGCTGGATTGTATTTCCGGTGAAGGGGGAGTTATAGCTCATGTTATGTATCCAATACGTTTGCCTGACGATCAGCAATACGCTGAACGTCTTCGGTCTTCAGTGAGGCAACAATCGCGCTATATTGCGCCTGCCACATGGGAAGCCTTGCATCGTTCTTCAGGAAGGGCATCGCCTGCAGCAGTGAGCCGTATAGCAGCGCCTGAGGAGCGTAGATCGTGAACCAGTTGGTTTGATTCGAAGAGTCGAGCGGCTGGACGCGCTCGTAATAAACCACTTCGAAGGGATAATCGCCTGCAGGAGTCGGAGCCACCAGCCAGTGCGTGTAGTCGTAATCGCAGTAGAACTTCGGCGTCCCCGTTGCTGTAGGGTCCGGAGCGTATTCCCGCAGATATTCATACTTGCGCAGGAAGACAGGATATCGTTGACCGGCCACGGTCACGTTCATCGATACCGTCTTGCGCCATCTGGCGGGCTTGTCGATGACCGGCTGGTTTAACGTCAACGTGCTGGTCTGGACTGTAAGATTACCGAGAAACTTGATGTCGGCGGCGATGGTCTGCTCGGCCAGCATGATGAAGCTGGGAATCTTCTCGATGGTCGCGGTGTCGGTCCGTTCAAGGTAGGACTGGATGTCAGCAACCAAGCTATCGTAAGTCATTACTGCGGCGACTGTCATAACACAAATCCTCTTGATTTCACTGCATTTTCGCTATGTTAGCATTATGCGAATGGACGCGCCCCATTTCGGTCAATGATCAATTTCGATCCTCTTGGCTTGAATTCCGGCGTATTCGGCACCGAGATGTGGGTCCATGAGTCGAACTCAAGGATGATCTGGTCGAAAGGCACTTCCGCCGCAATACAGGCTTCCACCACCTCGCGGGGCTTCATCCCCGGCACACGGATATCAGCAGCACAACCAAGCCTGTGCTGACTGCTGTCCTTCGATCCTACGGCGTCATTGACTTTTTTAGACCGGAATCCGGAATTGATCATGACCGGCTTACCGCCTACCGCCGTTTTAACCTGCTGCAGAAGGGCCGCAAGACGCCTCAGGTTCGCTATCTCCTGCTCGTTAGGGGTGTTGTCCCATCCGTTACGATCCGCAGCCTCTGAGCGCGTCAGTTCCTCAAGGGAGAAGTTTGCGGTCAGTTGGGTCATTCTTTGGCCTTCTTCATGCCCATGATCTTCTCAAGTGTGCGCCCGCCAAAGTAGAAACTCATAATGAGCATACCCCACTGCCCAAGAAGCTCGACATAGTTGTTGTTCACCTCAATATCCCACGCAGACATTAAGCCGAATACAGTATAAGTAATCAGGATAAAAACCAGAGTCATGGGCCGAATATTCTTCGACAGCCAGCTATCGCTGCCCATGTCAGCCTTCAGACGCTCGGTAAGCTCATGCTGCTCGGTTACATCTGCGTTCAGTTGAGCAAGCTCGCCGTTTTGCTGCATTTCCAGCAATTTCAACTTTGCCTGTTCAGCAGCCTGTGCATCAGGAAAGAACTTGTCGATAAGTTTGGCACCGACAGAAAGAAGTGCGGGGATTGGAATCATTGCTCATCCTTTTTCATGGTTACGGTGTCGTGACCCTTGGATACGGTGACACGGCCTTCCTCGACGTCCACCTTCATTGGAGGCTCTTTCTGATCAAGGCGGTCGATCAAACCTTTGATGACTTCAAACTCCGGCTTCTCCTGCTTCGGGGTAGCGCCAGCGATGCCATTCATCATGGAAATCAAAGCAGTCAGGGAAGCGCCGAGCAAACCCATCACTGCGGCCATCTTTGATTCTTCCAACACGATAGAAGCGCCAACGCCGACGCAGACGATCAGCGTGATGTAAGC